GGGTGGTCGCACAAAGGACCGTGATCACCGAAAGACCTTTCGGGTGTCTCATTCCAGGTTACTTGGTTGATTTGGGTTTAGGTTGTGACTGCACCATCAGGCGTGCATGACGAGCAGAATAGACATCTGCCTTCTTCTCCTTAGCAGTCTTCTTGGTTTCACGACGTGTCTTAGGCGGATCCATGGTGAAGTGTTTTGATTTCACCAAATGATTTCCGTTTTAGTACTGTCCACCGCGGCGGGTCTTGCGGGAACGACGGCTACGGCGACGGCCACCCGCAGGGGCCGCGTTGTGAGTGGGCGAAGGGAGGTCGGCCTTCGGCTCAACACCACCCTCACCACCGCCACCCTTGTAGGTCTTCTTCGCCATCTTGAGGATCTGGCCGAACTTCATGCCCTTGTGGGACTTCATCGTCTTCTTAACGTGAGTGAGCCACTTGTTTGCCATTTTGTTTAATGCTCAAGAAGTTATTGGAGCCCCGCTGGTTTTTCAACGAGACCCGGCGTGGACCCAAATAGAATCCACTGACATCCATACGCAGCGGCCACTTCAGGATTAATGCCCTCCTTTCCAAACACCGGATCAGGTGCCACTAAGGTGATAGAGTTACGGTTGAATGCCACAAGCTCGGAGTAGTCGCGAGGATGAACCGCCTGTCCAAAGGTGAGGCGACGGAGGTGAGAATCTGTCCAGGACATATTCACCAGCTCTGCAAGGTCAGACCCCTGTACACCGCCCGAAACAATGATCAGCTTGTTTGCAAGCGCTTCAATTTGGATACCCTGCGGATCTGCATACTCCCGAGGAAGGAGATTGCGATGGACAGTGTTGTGGAGGCACTCAGCTGCCTTATTCAGTGTCACTATGTTTGAAGTATGCGGAACGATAGAGAGGATAAACGGGTGCTGGCTAGGGAAGGCCTGGAGTAAGGCTACACAGACCGAGTCGAAGGACCAGTTATCGTATGCATAATCGTAGCCCCCGTTTAGAGACGCCTTAGACACAATTGGGTTTCCGTTCTCATCTGCATAGAGATGGACTTCCAGAAGCCGACGGCCAGATGCCACAACTGTTGCAGCATCTTCATAGGTGCCCCCACGAATCACGTAGTCACAGAGGCGTTTGGCTTCGGCGGGTGGAGCTGTTTCTTCACGATCTGTCTTTGTCTCACGCCAAACCGTGTATCCGAGAACGCCAACAAGGGCTACTGCAAGGGCTGTCTCCATTACTTCTTCTCGGAAGGTATTTTTGGCATCCTGAACAAAAGCCCACGAAAAGCATTCACGACCTCATCGGGGATCCTCTCCTCCATCGGGATTTCCATCAGACATGAATGGTGGAAATATAAACAATACATTCCACATTCAGAATCCTTAAACTGATGACGTGTGGCATTGAAGGTCATCTTCATACCCTGCTTATGCTTGCCTGTCTTGTCCCATTGTTCCTTCCAGCGCCGCATCAGGACCTTTATCTCGGGCTCGGGTTGGTGGGCATAGGAGTCAAAGTACGTGATGCGAGGATACTCGAGTTCCTCTCGGATGTCGCAGAAGAGAGCAATCCAATGTGAGCCCGGACCATCGTGAGGATCCGTATTAAACACAATTCCAATCTGATCGTGACCTTTCTTAGAAAGTTCGGGAAGCTTCATCTCACAAAGGGCACTGACAATACACTGCTGTGTCTCTGACTTCAAGTCAAAGTCAATCGGAATACACCCAACAAAGAAGTACTTGGGAAACAGCTCCATGTAATTCTTCTCCACGCGATCAATATCATCTGATGACAGCCATTCATACCGATTAAGTGCCCATTGCTTGGGGGCACGAGGACGCTGCATCAGAGAGGTCACAATACATTCAGCGGATCCGGTAGTGCACTCATCATGTAGCCTGTGTTGCAGATTTGTCCACATTTCTTCAGGTGTCCCCTTTGCAACGGGGTCCTCTTTCGGGTGCTCCTTGTTATAGACCGTGCGGAGACGCTCAATCTCCTCTGTGTCAAGCCAAGACATTCCTTGGTATAAAACGGATACTTTTAAACCAGGAAAGAGCAAACCACAATGGATGCTCTCAAACCTGTTCTCTCTGCCTATGCTGATATTACTCGCCGACTCAATGAGGTTAACACGGCTGCAAATGGGCTTCGCGATGAACGGCGCACCATTGAGCTTGATCTCACAGCCCTCTATGCAACCTCGCGAGAGCCCCTCCCGGATAAGATTAATTTATCAAGCTCCGGAATGGTCTTTGCGGTCAAACGTCCAAACCAGTGGAAAAAGGGTTGGACGCTCTCCAAGAAAGAGCTGAAGGGATATTTGGATGAACTGGTGCCTCAGCGAGCTGAGGAGGTGATGAATGAGATTATTAAGCGCCAAGAGGCGAAGATGGTGGAGACGGATTACGGATTTGAGCTGAAGATGCTGAAGCGTGATTGAGAGTTTCCTCTATTTCTCGGAGTGTCTGCTGAAATTCGGCTAGATGACGTTTAGCTTGGTCCAGGTTTTCGTGAGGGAGAAACCCACCCCGGATACGAGTCAAATTACACACAAGCGACCCATTGGTGCTGAGGAGACGAGTAGCCAGGGTGAACAGAGGCTTCACCATCAACGTGATATGACATTCTACAACACATTATTTTTAAGTGCTATCGTCTACCCGCTCTACAAAGTAGTTCAGGAGCTTGTCAGACATGTCGCGAACACTGAACTCCCAGACTCCACCCCAGTTAGGACGAATAATCTTGCGAACGTCCTTGATGCCATTCAGGATGATGTGGCGATCCACGTATTTGCGATTCACATGAGTTCCGTGGTAGAGGTGATAGACTGCGCCCGACGTACATGTGATCTTGGGTTTCGGAAGCTTGTCAAACTCCTCGTACGAGGGCACCAGTGCGGGTTTGAGGTAGGTTTTTGGAAACTTGATACCCAACCACGCGGCCGCAGACAGTGTATCGCCACTTCCTGTGATTCCGTATTCAAAGAACCCAACCTTGCGGAACCACTTGCGAGTGAACGCCCACGCAAAGCCCGGATGGAGCTTGTGATCAAAGGTCTTTTTCTTGTCCATGTAGATTACCGACTCGCGTACCTGCGAGACCTTGGTGTAGGTCAGATCCATCCAGACGGCAGTGGTGAACGGCTGAACAACATCGTGATCTGACAAAGCAGATGAAACTTCGGAATACCAGTCTGGATTGCCAAAGATGATGTCGGCATCCATAAACATGATCTTGGAGTAGTACCATGGAATCATCCCCTCGAGAAGGGTACAGAGCCGCTCCTTATGGAACATGTGAGACTTACCATACACGTGAAAGGCATCCTTGATCTCCGGTTCGCTCTTGTGGAAGACCAACTCAAGAGTGTAGTAGGGGATCTTTGCAAGCTTCAATTTTTCAATTGTATACAGATAGTTCATGAGCATACGCTTGGACCTTGCAGGATTGAAGAAGACAAATCCGATTGCCATGTCGCGCTTCCAAGGACTTCTGTACCGCGTGGTTGATACATCGATAAATCCCCCTTCATGAACTTTGGGCAGTGCATCCGGAACAGCCGTATACATCATCGACTGAGCCGTTCCCATTGTGTAAGAAAACGGATAAAAGATTGGAAAAGAACACTCAAGTCAAATGAGCGACGTCTATTCCCCCTACAATCCACGAAATCGGTTCTTTACTGAGAAGGATATTCACCGTATCCTTCATCGTCACGGATTGCCCCATTACCGTATTTCAAATCAGAAGATCTTCCAGACTGCAATGGTTCATACAACCTATGTCAAGCGATCGGACTACACCACTCCTGATGGACGACCGGCGTCTCTTGCTCCGTGTCCATCTGGCGTAATGCCCTTACAAGATGAGTCGTATGAGTGTCTGGAGTTTGAGGGTGATTCTGTGCTTGGTGTCTGCGTAGCTACCTATCTGCGCCGTAAGTATCCTGAGAAGAAGCAGGGGTTCCTGACGGATGCTCGTAAGGAGCTGGTGAACAATGAGCGGATTGGAGCTCTGTGTCAAAAGGTAGGATTGGATACCTACTACGTGATCTCTCGCCACAATGAGGAGTCGGTTGCAATTAATGGCCGCAAGAACATCCAGAAGCTGGGTGATATCTTTGAGGCCTTCATTGGTGCCTTATGGACCGATTGCGGAAACCGATTTAATATTGTCTATCCATTTGTTACGACCGTCCTGGAAGCCTATCTAGACATTCAGGACGCTGTGACAACGATTACAAACTATAAGGACATCTTTCAGAAGTATTGTCAGCGAGAGTTTGGGAATACACCGACCTACACAATGCTGAGTCCCGGACCTGATCCGAAGGAGATCCGAGTAGTCGTGATGGATGGTCCGACAATTCATGGTCGTGGAATGGGCTCCACTCGCAAGAAGGCAGAACAGATGGCTGCACGTGAGGCACTGGAGAAGTTCAATGCTTTGCCTTCTGTGTAATCACCCGTCCCTTCCGTCCACATGTGAACCGCTTGAGGGTTCGTCCCTTCGTCTGCAAGACAGACTTAACACAAATCGCAATTGGTCCTTTTTCATTCTTGATCGTCTTGCGAACCTTCTTAATACACTTGCAGAACCGCTGCGTCTGGTTCAACTTGCGAGCACCGCCACGTTGAACTGCTGGCGGAGGAGGAACAGACCAACTTGACATTGAAAGGGAAGAAAGCGGGGCGTCGGTCTTCATGATGACCTTGTCATCTGAAAGAAAGCTGATTGGAAGGAAGAGCTTGGGAATAACTGCTGGTGCCGCCGCTGATGATTTAAGCATCGTGATCCCAGGAGGGTTCATATCGGTCCATGTTGTCCGTGTTGGGTATCCAGCCCCTTCCAATATTGCCTTTGTTGCGAGATCAATCTCAAAAATGGCCCACTTATCTTGCACAGTCGCATACACTTTGACAGTAATCTTTGTTTCTACAATAGGCCGATCGTGAAGTAGCAGGATTACCTTTTTGTATTGATTAGATCCAATCCAGTCTATCCACATGTCATCGTACGAAGGACCAGACACTACATCGGGTGCAGGAACGGGTGCAGCGGCGGGCGCTTCGGGTTGAACCTGCGGTTCGTCAAATAGCTCATCAATATAGGTGTGAACGTCATTCATAATTTGATTTGTCGGACGATCCTTGTTCTTCCAGATGTCTGACAGCTTCTCTCCGAACCGTTTGACCGAGAGCGGGGAGAAGAATCCGGACCTCTCTCCTCCAGCTGCCAAGGAAGCTACATCATAAAACTTCATAAATCGGTGGCTCGTTGAATCATCGCTCAGTTTGATTGGACATGTTTCCATGATCGTGCAAGGCCCCTTAAACTGTTCATATCGGCTCATTTTTGCCCTATATGTCCCCTTGTCCAGGTCATACCGCTTATAGAAGTTCTTAAAACCCTTAATTCCTACTGCAGCGCGCCCCCAGTCGTGCATAACGATCCGGTCGCCCATCCATGCAATGTTGCCGTAATGAGCATCTGTGTGGATGACATTCTCATTGTTGAGGTAGGCAACCGCATGGAAGAGCTTCCTAAGCTGTGGAAGAATCACAGACTGTGGACGCGTAGTCCGGGATATGTCTTCCTGTTGTCGCAACGTAATGAAGTTAATCTTATCGTGCTGTACTCCAGGAGTAGAGATTGCATTCTTATTTGCCTTGCAACTCTTAGGCACGTCTCCGGCAAACCGAGGAACACTGAGAAGATCTGAGTCCTTGAATACAGGCGTGCATGTCGCAGCCGCCACGTTAAAGAACTTTTCAATCTCCTTGTCGGGATACTTTTCCTGAATACGGTGGATTGCTTCCTTCACTTCCTGTTGATTGACTAACTCTTCTCCGTCGTCTGTTTTCTTGTTTGTCACTCGCGAGACGTAGATGCCAGCCGGAACAACCGCGGGTGTCATGGTGCCTGGTAAACATGATACATGTGGCAAGTAAACACATGTATCTGCGCCTTGTCCAAGGAATGCACCTCCTCGCCTCATTGTGTCAAACGCAGAAGAATATATCCTCGCAAAGAATAAACATCAATGGGTGGAGGTCTTCTTCAACTCGTCGCTT